ACTTAATCTATTAAATCAATAGGTTACGTTAATTAGTTAATGTTAATTGAGGCGATCTTCGGGTCGCCTCTTTTTTTTGTCTAAAAAAGATCATTTAATCACTTGCTATACCGTATGTAGTAATATAGAAAGAATTTATAGATTTTTAGAAAGGAAGAAAAAATGGAAGTAAATTACAAAGCAAAGCGGGTAGCGGCAGGCGTTCCAATTTGGGATTTGATCGAAGTTGTTACTTATGAGGGTAAATCCAAAGAGAAAGAAGTTGGCTCTTTAACTAATTTTCCAAACGAAGGCCCAGTGGCCACTGTTCGTTTTGATGGTGCAGATAGCACTGTTTCTGGCGCGACTGTTGCTGAGTGTCTTGCCGAAGCGAAGGATGCTATCGCTAGTCTCGAAGCCTATGCTGCGGAGCAGTGGATCGAAGACGAAGACGGTCAGATCGCTCTTATGCGTATGTTGGAGAATTATGAGCCTCACGCAAGAGACACAGCTTACGAAGATAGTATGGGCTGGACGTAACACTAACGGCGTTAGCGTTACAACGGGAGCTACAGCTCCCTACCCACCACTCTTAGAAAGGACTACCCTAATGACCTACGATCTTGACACACAACGCCACTTTATTACGACAATGGTCTATAATGCTATTGATGGTCTGGACGGCACTAAGTTTGCCATGAGCAACCGTCAGAAGGCAAACGCGCTTAAAGTCCTGACTGTTAAAAAGCCAAACGGTGGCAAAGGCAATTGCTCTTCGGCTGGATGGTCAACAATTATTATTAATTTGTCATACTGGCAGATCAAAAATGTCCAGAACGGCAAATATGAAAATGGTTACAAGTGCTTTGAGAATAAAGTTCTCGATGGCCACGTCTACTGGAACGAGTACAAATCGTTTGACGCTAATCCAAAATGCGGCGGCATGTTTGTGGCGACTGGCGATGTCTATCACGGTAACACCATCCAAGTGCTGCATGAGGTGTCACACTATGTGCAACATACATTGTATAAGTCTGACCGCACCAAGTGGGCGTGGATGCGTAAGCCACATGGAGAAGGCTTTATCCGCATATATTCTATCTTGCGCGAGAAGTTCTGCAATGATCCATCGATCCGCGCAATGTTCATTGAGACATGCAAGGATCAGGAGTTCATGGATTGGGCTTCTAATCTTTTGGAGGCAGCATAAAGCAAGGGGGCTTCGGCTCCTACCCAAAAACTCAAGCAGGGGCGGTCTTCGGATCGCCTCTTTCTTTTTAATCAAACCTGTTGTATTGTTTCCGCATCCCTGACAGCCGCATGGTGCGTCTGACATTTGCCACGACAGGAGAATCACATGGCTAATACAACTTTCTCAGGACCAGTGCGTTCTGAAGGCGGCTTCCAGCAAGTTACCAAAAACAACACAACAGGTACAGTCACACAATCGCAGTTTGCGT